GGATGCCGTCGCTCGCGCAGTCGGGGTCGGATCGGCAGCCGCGTCGAACGTGATGATTCTCGCCTGATTGGTAGTGATCTCAAGCGCCGCACCGAGAGTGGAGTTGTTGCTCGCCCGAACAATCGCCCAGATCGGGGGCACTGAAGTGTCCGGAACCCTGGCGATCGTCACCTCAGACGCCATGTTGTTGGTGGTCATCGCCGTCTTGTGAATCCCCGAGGATCGGTTGACCGTCTTGGGTACCGGCAGCGAGTATCCCGGGCTTACCCGCATATGCAGGCCGCCATCTGAGGCGATGACGCCCGTTCGGTCGTCATAGTCCCCACTGCCAAACAGGTACCACGCCGATGAACCCCACTGTCCCGTCGAGAACTGCTCCGCCAACTGAATTGCCGGGGCCTCGAAGTCAAGCGCTTGCCCCAAGCTGGCCCAGACTCGATCGGCGGCTCGTGTGACACTGGCCGCCGAAACGCTCGAAGGAATCGAAGTCTGGGAAGCTAGGACAGCGGTAGCGCACCGCGGATGAAGCCCGGTGTAATCCATCGCCGAACTCGCCACGCATACGAGCCCTGGATACGAACCCGTGCCGGTTGTCAGGATCCCGACTGCCCACAGGTCGCCCTCGGAAGCTTGCAGGTCATACGGCATATTGAACCGCTGATCTACTAGCCCCGAGCCGGTGAGGATTTGCGAGCTCACGTTCCCGAAGTCGTATTCCAGCGTGTACGTCCCGTCCGCCGGGTCGATTCGGTAGACCGCTACAAATACGTACTCCTGAGGGGCGCCGCCATTCGTCATGAATCCGACCTGGTTATAGATCCGGTTCTGCGTGGTCCGCAAGGCGGTTAGGTACAACCTTCCACCGGTAAATATCTTGGCCTCGGACGCCATCACCCTGGGGAATACCACATCCTCAAAGGGGTTCGGCGACACCCAAAACGGGATGTTCTTCGGGGCATTCATCAGATTTGCCAGAGTGGCCGTGGACTCTTGGGCGATAGCCGCGGTCGTGGAGACTGATGCGGCCGCCGTCTGCACATCAGCCGCAGTCTTGCCCGTCGAGCCGGTCGTCTTGAAAATGCCGTCCCAGAACTTATTCCACGTGTCCTGCAACCCGTCGCCAATGTCGTCCAGGCCCTCAACCACATTGGATGCGATGGTCCCGATGATGTTGGTGCCGTTCATCTGCCCCGACGAGTTCAGTCCCGACGTTTTACCTGTGAGCCCAGTGAACCAATCCTTGATGGCGGCCACTGTCGAATTGATCGGCGTCACAACCAGTCCTGCGAGAATGTCGCGGATCTGATTCACCAACGTGTTCAGATCGCCCAGGCCCGACACCATGCCCTGCGTGATCGTTCCGATCACCCCAGCTGGGTTCGTCAACAGATCCGTGAGCAACTGCTGAAACTCATCGATACGGTCCTGAATCGCAGCAGGCAACCCACCCGTCAACGGGCCCGCAAGGATCCGTTTCAACGTGGGTGTGTTCTTCCAGAACACCGTGCCCGCCGTGACGCCATCCACCACCAGCGTGGGCCGTACCGACTGCACGCCAGCCGGAATGTCCCACGACGTGTCCCCCAGTGTCACGGGTGAGGTGATCGTGCCCGACGGATTCGTGACCGCACCCACCGTCACCGGTGTCGCTGCACCAGAACCGTTATCCGTGGTGAAGGTTTCCAGCACATACCGGATCGTCTGCCCCGCAGCAGAAGTAACGCCGCTGTACTTCACCGGGACCGACGTATTGATCGGCTGACCGTCTTCAACCTTGATCACACCGGACTTCAGATACAGCGTCTTCGGCGACCCATCACAGATGACCTGCGCCGCATCCTCCGTGCTGTTGAACGACCACCCATCTGACGTAGGCACACTCGTCGCTGTGAACGGCTCCAGCTCGTTCGGAACCGCCGTCGTCAACGCCATAATCGGCACACCAGAACCGAACTGCGGCAGCGCGATACGACCAAAGAGGTTAGCTGCGTTCAGTGGAGCCGTAAGAAGCGCATTCGCGACAGCCTCAACCACATTGATCAACGGATTGATGAACGTGCTGACGACCGCCGACCACACCTCTTCCGGCGTCGGAGGATCCGTGAAGTCAATGCCGCCAAACAGGTCGGACAGCGCATCCAACCCAGTCTTCAGCCATGGCAGATCGATACCCTTGCCGTCAGCAAGGGACGCCACGAAGTCATCCCACGACGCCAAATTGATACCGGAAGTCGTATAGATGAAGTTGACGATCTGCGAGCCCAGATTCTGCGCCCACTCCTGCAACTGCTCGAACGACGACACCCCAGGGAACAACGTCCCCACCAACGCCAGCACGACCTGGCCGAGGAATTTCTCCAAGAACTTCCCGACGAACTCGAACAGGTCCGGCAGCGACGGCAGCGACACGTCCTTGGGGTTGTAGCCACCCCACGGAATATCAGGGAGGTTATGCAGCGACTCCAGATTCGGTGTCGCCCGCGCCCACTCCGGTAGCGGATCGGTCACACGTACTCCACGTCAATGCTGAACCACAACTCGGCAGTCGAGTACGTCGCCGCACCGGACTGCTTCTCCGCCATCAGGTAGATCGTCGCCCCAGCCCCGGCCGCCACGAAGTAGTCACCGTCCGACGCCGACGTTCCCGCCGGCGGCCCGGACACCACAATGGTTCGCTGCGTCTGCACACCCGCCACGCCGTGTCCACGGCCCACGATCGGACCGTCCACAGCGCCGAGCCGAGCGACGATGTCCACCTTGATGTCCGAGCTCGACCCCGTGACAGTGCCACCAGCGTTGATGTGCGGCCGCCACGCAGACTGATACGTGCCCGCAGACACGGCGATCGTGCCGAGCTGGAACGTCGACGTCGTCCCGGCCGGGGCGTTGTTCAGGCTGCCGGCCCAATGCGACCGGCTCGCCTTCTGCGGTACCAGATCAAACCCGGTCCCCGCAGAATTCACGGCCGGCACGGTGCCCGCCACCGGCGACGGTGTCAGATCGGTCGGATCCCACGTCGCATCACCATCGTCGCCCTTTGGCCCCTTGCGTTGCGACATCTGCAGCTGCACCACCTGCGACGTGGTATCACTACCCGGAGTGATCTCCACGAACTGTGCGAAATCCGGTGTCGGGTCGTCGGCTTCGAGAACAGTGCGAGCAATCTCGGTGTCGATGACCGTGTGCTTGCCCGGGTCACCCTTGATCAACCCCGCGAGGCCGGTGATGCCCATCAACGGCTTGGCGAAGAAAATGTATGTGCCGCGCTCTGGGTCGGACTCCTTCGGAACCAAGCACGGTATGACCCAATATGATTCCCCGTCAACAACTTTAGTGGGGTACGGTTCAACAGCCATAGTGCTCTCCTAGGATCTCGGGGCCAAAGTCCATACGTTGAATGCCTCCATGAGGCCAGTCAGGAACCGCTGATGCTTGGCGTTGGGCGACTCTTCGGCTTTCCCGTCGCCGATCTGCAACATCACCTGACGCTCCTTCGGCGAATACCGCCACGGCGTGTTCTCCACATAGTCGGTGAACATCTCCCACTTGATCCCGCCCGTCACCGGATCCGGAACCGGATAGATAATCGACACCAAACCGGCCTTGAACACATCCCGCCCCAACGCCAACGGGCCGAACGGGGCGTTCATGAACACCGCTTGCGCAGACGTGTACCCCCGGGTGTCGAACAAGGCGGTCAGGAACGTGAAGATCGCCTCCGCGTTGTACGGGGCCGCGTTCGTCGGGATGAACACCTCGATGTTCGGGTGCATCGGCCCCATCTCGGAGCGGCGCCCGTAATGCTGGATCAACTGGAACGCGAAGAACGCATCGTTCATGAACCCGTCGAGCAGATTCGACGGAATCCCCGTAAACCCCAACACGATTGAGAGTGAGTCAATCAACCAGGACAGGGTCGCGTTGATCAGGTCGTTCATCCACTTCGGCGACTTCCCGCCGATAATGATCTGCCACGCCTTCGGGGTGTGGTCGGTGATCTTGCACGACACCAACGGAGAATCCCCACCCAACTCCGGGGCCACGATCACCGCGTACGGCTCCGTGAAATTCACACCCAGCAGCGGCGCCTCGTACACGCCAGGCATCGACTGAACCTGCTTGATGATCGGCGAGAAAATGTCACCCAGCGACCCACCCAGATCAACAGTGGTGCGGAAGATCGAATCCAGAATCGTGTGCGTCGGACCCGTGATCTGTGAGCGGTCCTTGACGTTCACCACATACGTCGGCTTCGTCAGATTCGCCCAACGATCAGGCTGCGGATCCCCCGGCCGCCACAACGACACACTCACATCAACGCCGTACACCTTGGTCAGATCCTTGATGACCGTGCCGCACGTCTCCATGCGCACCGTCTTGGCCACCAACGGCGAACCATCCAACAACGGATTGGTGCGCACCACATACATCGGCGTCTTCAACATTTCGAGGAACGCCTGCGGAGACAAACCATCCCGCTCGATCGCCGACAAGATCGTGCCGAACCACGCCCGCACATCGGGATTCAGCGACAACGCATTGTTCAGGAACTCATTGATGCCGGCCTGCACCCGCAGCGCGCACTCGGAGATCATGTTCTCGATCACCGTCACCAGCGGACCCACAAATACCGCGTGAGAGAACGGCTGAACCTGGATGGGCAGGAACCACGACGGCCAAATCGTCAGATAGTTCAAGATGTCCCAGATGCCAAGGCAGTTCGCCGTGCCCGTCCACGCGCCCTTCTCGTACGCCCAATCGTGGGTGTCGATGTAGTACGGGAACCGCACGCCGGCGGTTTCGACGAGAACGCCGACCATCGTGTTGCGGCAGTTCTTCATCGCGCCGATCAGGTCGCTTGAGCCTTTGACCTTGAATGTGGCCGCGCCCTTGTCGTTGCGGGGATCGGTGCCCGACGAATCCATGAGGTCGGCGCCGAACTCGTTGATGTCGTCCCAGAACTGGTCGCACAGCGTGAACGTCCAGTCCACCTCGGCTTCGTCCTGCAACCGGGCCAGCAGCTCGGCGGACTCGGCTGCCGCAGCGGTATCGCCGTGCAGGAGTTTGTCGTTGAGGCGCGACAGTTCCGCGGTAGTCATCGACTACCGCCCACAAGGACCGCCATCAGAGTGGATATCTCCGCTGCGGCGTACCGGCCACCAGAACCTTCGAATCCGCGTTGCCGCCGTCGATCGACACCTTCAGGTAGAACGGCTGCACCTGAGAATCCGGTGTGCCAGGCGACTTCGCCGGGATCGCCGAATCCTTATTCCACCGCCCCTTCAACAACGACAACAGGTTGCCCTGCGGGGGGATGATCCCGAACACCGACTCGATCTGCTGCAACAATGGCGGCACATTGTTCGCCGTCGCCCACGACACAAAATCCTTCAACGCCTGCTGAAAGAAGTTCAACTCCTGCGGCGTTGGGGCAATGCTGGTCAGATCCTTGATCTTCGGATGCTGCCGCGACGTGTCAATGAACACGACCTGGTTGGGCAGCAGCGGCCCGAACTCCACCATCTCCGACGAGCCCGGCGACACAGCGAACTTGAACGTGCCCGGCCCATAGCAGGTGTACCGCACCGGCATGTTCTGGTCGCCGATGTTGCGCAGCTTCACAAACCCCGACTGTGTGACCGTGGAATTGTCGCCAGCCGAAATCTTGCGCACCGACGCCGGCGTGGCTTGAGTGATGATCGCGGCACCGGCCTGCATACCAAACCCGATCCCCCGATAATCCGCCCCCAACAGCGACTCAGTGCTGGTTTCCTTGACGGAGAACACTTCCGCACCATTGCGCATCACCTTGAACAGGCGCGGATCCCCCTCATAGCCGGCGACAAGGGTGAACTTCTCCCCGATGATCGGCGGTATCAGCAGGATCCGGGCACGCATCACCGTCTGCGCATAGTCCTTGAAGTAGGACAGCTTCATGACGTTGTTCTCGATGCGCATCCGGATGCCGTTGCCGTCCCACGTGCCATCCGGGTTGCGGCCCATCCGCGCCCACACATCGTTCGCGGCGCCCTGAGGTAGCGACCATTCCTGGAAGCTGCCGAGCACGATCGACACGACCTGGTTATCCGTCGCGGTCTCAAAGTCCTTGAGCGGACCTGCCACCACCTCACGCGTCTCGGTAATCAGCCAGTCGTCCGGATCATCTTTCCAGCGGGCCTGATCCCCATCGGCGTACAGGAACCCGCCGCCTGGCTCGTCGTAGTACAGCGGCCAGTTCGGGCCAAGATCGCCGTCAGCTTCAGTGTCGTAGTTGAACGTGTCCGTCGTCGCCTCATAGGCGAACGCGAACGAATCCGTCTCGTTGAAGGTCCGCCAGAACCCGTTGTCGGCGCGCAACACCAACGTGAGTTCCTGCGTGCAGGATTCGCCGATCTTCTCCACATCCGGCGGCCCCTTGAACCACCGCACATCTGACCACCAGCGACCGGTGTCCTGATCGATGAACGAAAACTCCGACGTCAGTTTCTTGTCGATCGACGCGACGATCTTCCGCTTGATGCGGCGACAATCCTTCGGGGTGCGGCCGTGAACGAGCAGCTTCATCTCGACCTCAGTCGGACCCTGCAGGGCGTCGACGAACGTCACACCATCCTCAGAGGCGCCCTTCTGGTCGATGAAGTCCCACGGCGCGATGAGGCCCTTGAGGCCGTTCTTTTTGAGCTGCACCCATTCGTCGTCGGCGAACTTGTCGGGGTGCGACTTGCCGCCCATCACCGAGAAGCTGTTCGACCCGTCGTAGGCCCACAAAGTCACCAGCGGGTGCCGGCCTTTGAGGTGGTAGTAGGCGCCGTGCGGGGTGATCGGGCTCTTGGGGTAGTTGGTCATCGCTGACCCGCCGGCGCGTTCTGGGCTTCGAGGTGGCGGCTGAGATCCGCGCCGGCCCGATCCTCGGAAGCCTGGTGGTTGTTGTACTCCAGCTTCTCGATGTTCGTGCCGACACTCGTCCCGGGCTGCCCGTTGCCTTGGCCTTGAGCGTTCGGGTTCGGTGGGGCCTGCTGCCCGGCGACATTCGGCAACGCGGGCCGCGCTGAGGCGAACCCGGCGGCCAGCTTCCCGAACCACGAGTTGCCGATACTGCCCAGCGGCGAACCGGACGGCAGGAACGTTTCCATCAGGCCAGAGACACCGATACCGGCGGCCTGGCTGCCGTACTGGATGGTGCGGTTGAGCAGTTTCATGCCGATCTGTGCGGCCTGGCCGGCGCCTGGCGCCATGAGGTCCAGCGCGGTGCCGCCTGCGGCCATCGCCGTTCCCAGGAGTCCGCCACCGTCGATGCCGAGCCCGCCGCCACCGGGCATCGCGGGGAACGCCACACCCGTGTTGCCGCCGATCGGCGCAGCCTGCGGCATACCGCCAGCCATCGCGCCACCACCACCACCGAACGGCACAAAGGTGTTCGGCCACGCGCCCGGCCCCTGACCGGCCAGCGTGTTCTCCGCAACCGCGATCTGCTGCTGAGGGGTAGCCAAATCAGCCCGCGGCGCGTACGCCTGCCCGCCGTAGGCATCCCACGTCGACGGCAAAAACTGCAGCCCGCCGTAATATCCGTTGCCGGTATTGGCCTGCCAGTTGCCCGAGGACTCCTTCTGAGCCATCGCCAGCCAGTCCGCACCCGGCCCCGGCCCGCCGCCAGGAACCGGGATAGCCGCCGACTGCCGCGTGTGCACGTGATTCTGGTGCCCACCCAGATCGCTGGCGAAGTATCCCGGCTGTGGGCGTCCACCCGCGATCTCTGTGGACTGCCCAGTGTTCGGGTTCTGCCAAATCACCTGCTCCAGGGCGCCCGGGATCTGCGACAGATAGTCAGCGAAACGCTGCATCGCATCCACCGGACCGGACCAATCGATCCCCCGGTTCTGACCGGACGGGTTCGGGGCGTAGCCAGCCTCGTGACGATCGCTCTCCTGATGCCCCGAGTAGGTGGAGGCCTTGACACCGAACGCTTGCTCCAGTGCGTGCACCCACGGCGGGAACACGGCGCCACTGGAGCCGTAGCCGCCGGTGTCCGTGCCGGCGGGCAGCCCGTATGGCTGACCGCCGCCGACGCCGGGTTGCAGCATCGCCGGACCCAACCCGGACGGGCTGTAACCCTGCTGCGCGTACTGGGATTGGGTGTACTGGGGACCGAACACTCCCTGCGCGCCCAGGATCCCCATCAGCCCGTGGCCGCCCTGGATGGGGTTGGCCTTGCTGATCGCCGCCAACTGGGCTTCGAGCGGCGCCGCGGCGAGGCTCCCCACGAACTTCACCAGATTCTCCGCCAGCCCAGGCAGACCCTTCGAGATACCGAGGTCGTTGTCGAGCGCGACGCCGATCTGATCCATGCCCTGACCGAAGGACTTGGCCGCGGATTCCATCTTCTTCCACGTGCCCTGCTGCGCCTCAGCAAGTTTCGTTTGAGCTGCGACGTATTGGCGTTCGGCCATCGTCACGGAGTTGCGGGCGGTGTTGAGGTCCTGTTGTGTGGCGTTGCCCTGCGCCTGCAGCTCCAGCACCCTGATGCGGGCCGACTCGACACTGTTGCGTGCGGACATCACCGACGTCTCAGCGTCATACACCCGCGACGGATCTACCTGGTACATGCCGTAACCGGGCTTGCCGAACGGATCATTGCCAGTGCCCCACATCGGCACACCGGGCGCGCCTTGGGCCGGCGGTGGCGCGATGGCGCCGGGCACGGGGATCGCATCGACGGAGTACTGGGAGGGGTCGAACGACGGCTTCGTCGCCTTGCCGGCCGCTGTCGCATCGCTGAACGGCATCTGAGGGCCCCGGGCAGGGGTGTCTGGCCCCCACGTGTGCGGCCGGTCGGTCAGGTCGGACTGCTGCCGAGGCGACAGCCCAGGCTGGAACGTGACGTCCGGCAGCGTGCCGGTCTGCGGTGGGTCGTCAAACAGGTGCCCGGAGAAGAACTTCCCGAACTCGTCGGGCAGGTCCTGCATGAACCACTTGCCGAACCCGGAGTCGGAAATCGCGCGTTGAATCTTGTCGACCTCGTTGCTGATCGTGTTGCCGAGGTTGGTCCACCCGTTCTCATGGGCCTTCAGGCGGTCGGAGGCCTGGTCGACCTTGCCTGTGATGTTGGTGAAACCGGTACTCGCGGAGTCGAGGTCCATCGCCATGATGGCGGTGTTGGCCTCCTCCCACCGGGTTTTAAACAGTGCCAAACCGACGTTCGTGCGCTCCTGCGGATCCTCGATGCTGGCGAGGCCCACCATGACGGCACCGAATGCGTTCTTGGCCTCGTCGCCGCCGGCCGCGAATCGCCGGCCCATGTCTTCGGCGTCGAATCCCATTGCCCGGAAAGCGGCTTTGGTGGAATCGGACCCGTCGTTGGCGCTGATCGCGAACTCCCGCAATGAATCTGCCGCGAGGTCGGAGTTGCGAATGTTGGACTCGTACATCTGGTTGATCAGGCCGAGCGCTTCGGCTCCGGTCAGGCCGAGGTTCTTGAAGTTGATGGAGTATTCGTTGAGGGTGTCCATCATGTCGCCGGTGAGGTTGAGGCCTCGTTCTTGGGCGGCGAGGATCAAATCGAAAGCGTCTGTGTAGTTTTTGACCATTCCGCCGGCCACCAGGCCGCGGGCGCCGAGCGCCAGGCTCTGCTGTGATTCTCCGGTGATCCGGGAGACGGTGTCCATGCGTTCGACGAACTGCTGAACTTGGTCTTCGTTGGAGTTCGGGTCGAGCAGGTGAGCCTGGAATCCGAGGTCGATGGTGGAGAGGTTGTCCTCCGCTGTCGCGCCGAATCCGTTGGTCCACGCCTTACCGGCCGCTGAACCGAACCGGTTCATGGTGTCGGCGTCGAGGCCCATGCGCGACTGAAACACGTCGCGTATCTGTAACTGCTGCAGTCCTTCAGCGAGTCCGTCGGCGAGCTGCTTGCCTGCGACCACCCCGAGCGCGGCCACGCCGGCCAGGGCGATGCCGATCGGGCCGCCAGCGGCTCCCAGGCGGGCGAGCATCGAGGCGCCCGCGAAACCATTCGCGAACTCGTTGGCCGCCCCCTGGCCGGCGCTGACAACGCCGGACATTGAGCCGTTGAGGCCGCTGAGGAACGACTGTCCTGCACCTGCGCCGCCGCGCTCAGCTTCGTCACGGGCCCGCTCGTAGTCACCCATCGCGGCTGTGGCGTCCCGGATCGCCCTGGCCTCAGCGCGGCGGGCCCGCTCTGCCCGCTCAGCCTGCGACACAATCTGGTCATTGCGGGCGCCACGGTCCCGCAACGACTGCAGCTTCTCCTCTTCGGCGCGTAGCTTGCCCGCGGCGTCGGCGGCCCGGTCGTAGCTGTCTTTGGCGCGGTTCTCGAACTTGCGTAGGCCCTCGTCGGCCTGTCCGAGGCCGGTGGAGAATGCCCGCCCGGCGTCGCGGCCGGCGTCGGCGAACACCCGTCGAGCCCTCTCCGCTGTGGCCGTGGCACTGCGCTCGTCGAGCTCGGTACCGACCGGGATCGCAACCGCCACCGCTCACCTCCAATCTATGTATCGCCGAATTCGGCCGCCAACTTCTCGATCTCGTCGTCGTAGAAGTCCTCTTCGGCCTGCGCCTCTTCGGCGCGCTCCCGCGCCTCACCGGGCGAAAGGAACACCGTGTACTCGTATTCGTGTTCGGTGCCCGCATATTTGGACGCCCGATATGCCGCGAACTCGTTGTGATGCGCGGCAATCATCTTCTTGAGGATTGACCAGTCGCCGTCGCGCCCGAACGGCGCTGCGGCATTGGTCTTGAATTCCGACTCCTCATCGAGGCGCCGTATTAGGTTGAGCAACAACCGACTCGACAGCTTCAAAGTCCCGCTGGCATCGCGGTTGCCTTGATGCCAATCGCGGATATCGATGCCACGGAACTTCAGATCGGCTTCGATTTCGTCGGGGTAGCGGCACCAAAGTGCCGCCGCCTCAACGACTTTTCGAGTCTTGTCTCAGTCGCTCCTGAAACTGTCGATTCATCATCTGCCACGAGGTGCTGATCTGCCCAGGCACACCGCCGGCCTTGAGGAACTTCTTGTACGTCGGCTCCCCCATCAGCGCGATGGCCAGCAGCTCTTTGTCGTTGATGAGCTTGCCGTCCTTGCGCAGCGGGTAGAGCTGCACGGGACGCGTCTCACCGGTGATGGGGTCCTTGCGGTCTTCGGTGTCGAGCTCCTCGGCCATGAATCGCAGGTGCTCGTTGTACCGCTCCTCCATGTCCGGGGGCATCAGCTGCGGGTTGGGCAACTCCCACGTGTCCCCACCGCCGAGGTCGTAGATCTCGCTACCCATGAAACCGAGGTATTCGGTGGCCTGGTCTCGGGCCTCTCTCGGCTTGACAGGGTGCTTGGATTCGGGTGTGGTGTCGTCCGTGTCCGACATGGGCTATTTCCTTTCGGGCTATGGGCTTTCGGGCTAGGTGGGTGGAGCTCGCGGGGCGGGAGTAGCCCATCTCCCACCCCGCGAGGTCTGTTAGGCCGGCGCGACCGTGAAGGTGCCGCCGGTCAGGCCGGATCCGGAACCGGTCAGTGCACCGCCCGGGGTGGTCACCTCCCACGACGGAGCCGACCCGGTGACGGTCCAATCCGCCGCGGCGAACCCGTCGTCCAGGGCCACCAGAGCCGTCTTCACCGCCGAGGCAGTGGCGTTGTAGGCGATGCCGGCAGTGGTGTTGCCGCGGAACGTCAGGGTGAAGGTGCCAGCCGAAGCTGCGCCGACCGACACGTTGTAGTTCGCGGGAACCGGGACGCCCAACTGCTCCCAAGCGTCACCACCGACCCAGGTGTGCTTGATGATCGGGATGTACTCCCCGTCCACCATGGCCATGAAGTAGCCGGACGGTTCCGGGTCGAACGTCAGCTCGGCCGCGGTGCCCTTCTTGCCGAACTTGCGCTCGCCGATGTTCGACAGTCGGGCGCAGTCGTATCCGTCCACCTCGTAGACGTAGCGGCCTTCGCGCTTGCGGATGCCGTACAGCAGGAACTGACGCGCCGGTCCGCCGGGCTCCAGCTTCTGCGAGACACCGAAGTTGGCCTGCCCGGGAGTTTCCACCAACAGGTTGCCGTTAGCGTCCGACAGCGGAAGGTTGTTGCGCAGCCGCAGGATTCCGGGCCACAAGTTCTGCAACGCCTGGAAGGTGAACGGCTCCTCCTGCTCGGTAACCTCCTGCTCGAACGGCCACGCGGACTGCTCGATGCGCTGCTTATCGGTGGTGATGTTCGGCTTCTGCGAGGGGCCGTTGCCGTCACCGAACGCGCCGGCCTGAATCCAGCCCTCATTCGCATCCGGGTTGGGAACCCAGGTGCCATTGACCCGGACAAAGGCGCGCAAGTCGTTGCGCAGCTTCCCATCCAGCGCGAGCGGCGAGAACTTCACCGCGCCACTGGAATCGTGCGGCGAGATGTCAGTGTCCGCGCCGCGGAAGTCGCGGAAAAACACCGCGATCAATCCAGTGCGGTGACCGCCCTGGAACCGGTTATCGACATCGAGGTAACCACCGGCCGAGGGGGTCGTGCCGGTTGCGGGTTGCGTCATCTGACGCTCCTTTCGGATCGGTGATGAACCGGAAAGCAATCCGGCAAATGTATTGGGCTAGATGCGGCAGAGGCCGCGCACCGCCGCTAGACGGTGACGTAGGAGAGGCCCAGCGCGTAGCGGGCCACGTAGCGCACGATCTGCTCGTCCGCATACGGTTCACGAACCGGCTTCCGCAGAGTCCTGCCGAAGTCGGGGTTAGCGGTGCGCCCATCGGACATCACCACATCGGAGCACTCACGGAACAGAAGCTCCATACGCCGATTCACCTTGTTGGCAGTAGCTTTAGCGGCCGCCACACCGCGGTCCAGAATATCGACCTGGACCACGAGATCATCAGTACCGGCGTCAGGGTCGCTCGCATCCACCACGACCTGCACGCCTGCGTAAGGCAACTCCTCCGTGTCACGTTCCACCGCGGTGCGCAACAGCGGCTGAAGCCAGCACACGACGAAGTCCTCAGCGTCCGGAGCGGATTCGTCGAGCATCGGGACGGTCATTCGTCATCCTCGTCAACATCGACACCGCTCGTGAGATCCCCACCGAAAGCGTGAGCAGTCTTCTCCGCGATCGCGAAGGCAGGGGTTCTGGTGTCCGGACCGAGTGCGACGCCGGCGCCTGGCCGGTAACGCTTCTCGTCGTCACCCTTCTTGTCTGGGCCGGTGCCGTACTCGATCATGTGGGCTTTCCAGTGCCGGTTGATCGCCTTCGTTTCACCCTCGGCGCCGCGACCCTGCTCGACGTGCCACCCGGCCGCATAGTCGCCTTCGTCGACCGGCGAGATGGACTTTGCGTGGTCCACGAGCTCCTGAGCGACGCGTTTCTTCTCAGCTTTGACCGCTGCGTTCGTCTTGAGCTCACGCTCCAGGTCATCCGCGGAGATGCCCAGTGCGACAAGCGCGTTGTTGCGCGACTTCCGAGCCATCAGCCGGCCTGCCGCTTACACATGATCGTCACGTGATGCACGCCGCCCGCCAAGTCGTACTTCGGCATGATCGGCCCATCGATTTGATAGGTCACTCCGTTGTGCTTCAGTTCACCCGTCGGCTCAGCTGCTAGGACCGCAGGCACCGGTGGGGCGGTGCACTTCCACGTCTCGCTAGCCACGTCTGTTTCAGAGTCCGGAGTTTCGCTCGAACTGGCCGGGCGGAAGTGGCACCCGGCGACAGAGGTTTCGGTGCGCGCCTTCGACTTCACCCCGAGATACCCGACAGGTCCAGTCTCTGCGACGGTCACGAACGTGACAGTCTGATCACCGAAGCTCATGGCGCAGGCAGGATCCGGAACGGGGCGAACAGTGCCGACAACTCAGAGTCCACTGACACGACGCCCTCGAACCACTCATATTCGACGTCATCGATCTTCTTACGCTTCAGGTCCCCACTGTCACGGGAGGACTGCTCACGCTGACCGACGAGCTTCACGACGGCGCGGCGCCAGTCCGCGGCTTCAGTCTCGGTGAATCCGTGCGTCATCGTGGCCGTGATCGCCCCGTACGCCGACGTCCACGACATGCCGGACCGCTTGCGCACCAACCCGAGACGCGACGCCCGCAGATCCGTCGGGGCCCAGTCGGCGCCGTCCTCATCGACTGCGGACAGCGTGATGAGGTTCAGCGTCGGCAGCGACAGAACGCGCCCACCGGGGCCGTCGACGACAACCTGGACGTTCTCGGCCACTGGCGACACCACCCAGCCGCAATAGCGGCGGGCGGCGGCCAACACAGCGTTGATAGCGTCCTGCGCTTCGTTATCCGTGGCGAATAAGCCACGCACAGAAGCTGGTAGGTCGCTAGGCGCCAGTTCCGCCATCGTCGCCCGTCGAGTCATCGTTGGACTTCGCCTCAGACTGATAACCCTTATCCCGGGCACGGCGCGTGGTGCTTACTGAACGCCTCGCGCCTGGTTCGGCAGTAGCATCTTCGACACCAGAGTTGCGGCGCTTGCGGCGGGCGGCGGCGACTTCCGGCTCCTCGAAGAGATGGGCGCGCTTCTTGACGTCGGGGTCGTTGGCGTCGAAGAGTGCGCCAGCAGCCACGTTGACGGGTACCCCGTTGACGTCGTTGTAGGAGAAGGCTTCCTTGGCTCGAACTGTGGCCATGAGCTTCCGCTTTCGTGAGAAGTGAGAAGGAGGGCAGGGCGAGGGGCGCGCACCGTGTGGGCCGCGCGCCCCTCCCCGTGACTACGCGGTGGTCGCGATGTTGAGCACCTTGAACGCGTTCACGTTCGTGATGCCCGCACCCATGCGGGTGTATGCGTACCAGCCACGCGAGCCGTTCGGCCGACGGTTCGCCCCGAACAGGTGGGGGATGAACTCTACGGTCGTACCGACGCGGTCGGCAATGACGTAGTGCTGGAAGTTGCCGAAGATCGCGACGAAGTTGTCGGCGGTCGCGGCGGGGTTCCAGGTGGCGTCCATCGCCTCGGCCTCACCAACGGGGCGGCCGAGCAGTTGGGCCGGCTGATCCTGACCGACCGTGGCCCACAGGCCGGCACCGCCCGCGGTGTCGAACTGCCGGACGCGGTTGTAGATCAGGTTGTTCGCCAGCCACGACGCGTTGCGGCGGTGCCGCGCAGGCAGTGCGCCGTAGAGGGCGTACACGTCGGCCAGGGCGAAGGTCTCGGCGGTGGCCGGCGACAGCTCTGCTGCGGTGCCGTCCAGCGCGGTGACGATGCCCGTCGGGACGTTGCCGGTGCCGGACCCACTGATCAGGGTGACGGCTTCCAGTTCGTCCTTACCCTCCGCGAGGAGGGTGGCGACGGTCTGGGTGATGTTCTGGGCATCGGCCAGCGCCTCGATCGAGATGGGAACGAATCCCTGCATCTTCTTGATGTCGATCTCGGGCTGCCCGAAGGTCGGCGAGTCATCGCTGACCTCTTCCAGCTCGGCGTCCCACGACCACTGCACCGCACCAGCCGACACCCCGTGCCACTTGTCACCGGTGGCCACGACCTGACGTGCGAACCGGCGGATGTCGTTCTGCGAGCCGTTCGAGGTGATGATGACCGTCGGGTCCAACTGGAACGGCACCAGATAGCCGCCCTGGTTGTCGGTGCCGACGGTGACCGCGCGGACCTCGTCGAGGGCGCGGGCCTCTTCGGCGGACAGCATCGCCTGGTGCGGGTTTTGGGCCATCTTGGACCAGGCACGCAGGTAGGCCGGCGAGCTGGTCAGCAGTGCCTGCTTGGCCAGTGAGCCGTGCTTGTCGTCCCACCGCTCCAGAATCTTGGTAGCGGCCTCGCGAACGTCATCGCTGGCGCCCTGCATCTTCTCGATCGCGTTGAGGGCGCGGGCCCGGTACTCCCCGGCGACCTCTTCGAGTCCACGCCCGTAGGTGCGCACCTCGGACAGATCCCACGGGTTGCGGAATCGGCAGTCCTCGATGCTGTCGGGCTCCAGGATGGAGTCCTTGTCGTAGTCGGACCGCGATGCCTGCGAGCCGGTGTCGACGCGCAGCTTGCGCGAGGTCTTCACGCCGGCGGCGGCGGTGCGGACAGCGGCCAGTTCCGCGGCGCGCTCCAGGCGCTTGCGGTGCTCGTCGATCTGTTCGAACTCCGAACGCAGCTCGGCGAACTCGGCATCCTCGTCGGGGGTGAGATCGTCAGCCTCGCCCAACTCTTCCATGCGGGCGTAGATCTCTTCCAGCCGCTTCACGGACTGGCTGTGCGAGAGAGACGGAGCGCTATTGCGGGTCTCCTCGTTGGTGTTTTCGTCGCTCATTTCAGCGAGCCTTTCTTCTGGTAGACGGACTTCATCGATGCACGCACCTCGGCAAGGTCGATTGCTCGTTCCTTGGATCGGCGCGTAGTCGACGGGCGCTCACCTACGCACGGTGGGGTGGATCGCTGCGCGTCGTCGGACTCGGCCGGGTGCTCGACTGCGGACGACTCTTCGTCGTCGGTGTCTCGCTGCGCGGTTTCGTCCTGCGAGGCCGCGTCCGCGATGAACACTGCCTCGGCGAGCAGCTTCCGCTGCTCGGGGTCATGGAGTCGGCCCAGGTCAATCACCTTGGACCGCATCGACACTGATGTGTCGGCGTAGGCCGGCCATGTGACTGGGCCGATCTCGGGCACCTTCAGTTCCTTGAGGGTGCGAACCAGGAGCTCGTTGTCGGGGACGTCGTCGTACCAGGTGCGACGCAGTTCGGCCATCAACTGGTCTTCGTCGCGGATGACCTTGCCGTCGGGGGTTTCCCACTGCTCACGCACCACCGAGAACCGGAACGACATGCCGTTGACTGCGCCGCCGGCGATCGCGTCGCGGACGGGTTCCATCAGCCAGTTGTCGAACAGTCGGGCCACAACGTGCGCGCCGCCTTCGGGCGCCAGCACTGGGTCAACCTCTTCGGAAATGCTGCGGAGGCTGGCGATCGGAATGGAGCCGATCATCGGATGGCGGCCGTGGTCGAACTGAACTTTCGGCGGGGCTTCGCGGAATGATCGCTTCATCGCGCCCGGGGCGATCTTCTCGCGGAATTTGCCCTCGTAGGAGTCAATGATGGTCTCGCGGTTGAACACCGCACCGTAACCGTCAAGGGTCAGACCGTCGTTCGGCTCACCATCATCGTCGGAGCGAACGAGGGAGAACGGCGCCTCACGCACCGACTCCAAAGGGGGACGTTCTGCGCGCTTACTGGTCTTCATCCGAACCTCCATTGCTCGGCGGATTGGCCGCCTGGCCTGGCGGTAACAACTGCACACTCGTCAACCCGGTGTGCTTGAGTAGCCGGAAATCCCCGGAATCGACCGCGGCAACAACCGAATCCGGCTCATACCCCGCAGTTATCAGGGTGTTGATGGTTTCGGCGCGAACCTTGTTGATCTCCGCGGCGTCCTTCTCGTCTTCACGCAGGAACGGCACATCGTCGGCGTCGTACCAGAGCCGCACGTCTGGGCCCATATCAGGCAGCACGTGCCCGATGCAGCCAGACAGGTTCTGCCACAGGGGATGCGCGGTGCCGTCGGCCAGCCGTCGGCGGGCCTGCCCGTAGTTAGAGTAGGTTGCGGCAGCTAGTCCTTCGGACAGGCCGACGATCACCGGTGGCACACCAGCGGCCGCGGCAATGCGGGTTTCTCCACCGCCGCGAACGTTCTTGAAATCGATGTCCTTCAGATTCGATCCGACCACGGTCGCATCGGCGCCCGGGTAGAGATTCAGGTTCTTCCAGGCGTTGTCGACGCCGGCGTGCTTCGAGTTGACCTCTTCGATCCACTTCTTGATAGCACCTGGGTCTGCCATCGGGTTGTGCTTGATGACCAGGTTCACTGTGGCGCCGTTGTCGAAGAACTTGCCCTGATGCTTGGTCATCGCCTGATCGGCTTGGATCTCACGCAGAACCGGCGTCAGCCAGGACATCCCGCGGTAGCTGGCCAGCGGATCAGGGATCGGCGCGAAGTGGACAACCTCGTCAGCCAGCAGTCCGACTGGATCGTGCTCGACCCCGCGGCCGCCTTCCCAGTAGAGGTATCCGACCTTGCGCCAGCCGATCTGGCCACGACCATCGGCGAGGAGACGTTCTTCGACCACAACATCGACCCAGTCGGGCCGCAGTCGCACAAGTTCGCCTCGGTCCACCATCCAGTAGCTGTTGCCCGCCAGATCGGCGTCCTGGATCATCCGTGACAGCATGTCCTGGGTGGTTCCGCCCTTCCAGGGCTTCTCCAGGATGGCCAGGTCTTTCGTCCCGAAGGTGTCCGACGGTTTCCCGTCGCGCAGCCGCTGCCACCGGAACCGGATTGAGGAGAACACCAACTGGCGCACCAGCATGCAGGCGAACACGGGTCCATTGGCCTGATATGCGTGCGTGGCCAGACCCACGAAGTTGTTCGGCGCCATCTCTGTCGTCTGGCCGGCCAAGGTCTGCTGAATCTGCGGCATCCCGCCGCCGAAGCCGTAGCCGATGCCGTTGAATGAGAACTGGTTGTAGAGCTGCGCGTACTCGTCGACGGTCATCCGCTGCCCTGGCTGGCCACCGCGGAGCCGATCGATCATTCTCACGAGCCAGCTCCGTCGTCATGCAGCAGTACCCGGCCGGCCGCGATCGCCCCGGCGCCCAACAGCCCACCCGCGGCGATCAACGCCCAGCCAGCACCAGCCAGCACCGCGACGCCCGCGACCACCAGGCCGATGGCCACGACTACCACCGCAGCGGTAGCGGTGAACACTGCCTGCAATGAGTTCACGAGTCTCCTGAATCCTGTCGTGCCGTCATGACCAGAACGGCTCCCAAACCTCAACTGGGCCTGTCGTCAGGCCCCACCGGTAGAACGCCCCGGACGCAGCCACCAGCGGTGAGTCATCAACCTTGGGATCGCGTCGGTCCCAACGCACGGACTCGCCGGCGGTGCGCACCTGCGCGTTCTTCACCGCCAAGTCCAATTCGGCCTGCCCGAGGTGGACCACCGTGCTGTCCTTCACCGCGGTCTGGAACGCGGCGCACGATGCGCCTTCATCGCTGCCGGTGAGGGTTTCGAACTCCACGCCCGCCTTGACGAGATTGGGTTTCAACGCTTTGGCCTGGGCGCCCATCAACGCCACCTCGACGATGTTGCGTGACGAGCGCAGTTCAACGACCTTGCCGGCGACCCCGGCAGTGCCCTCAAGGGAATGGCACATGACCAGCGTCTTGCCGTTCGGCGTCGCGCCGGCCACCGCGATGCACGACCAGCTCTGATCTTGCGCAACAGCAACCACCAACACCGCCCGATCCGGTGCCGGAACGCTGGTGTCCTTCAGCGTCTTCCACTTCTCGAAGCTGAACACGTCCAGATCGACCAGCGGAACTGGCTGATTCAGCCAGAACCGTTTGAACTCCGCGTGTGACGCTTGCGGGTCGTCCCAGTAGTCCGCGATCGCTTCCAGGTCCATCCACGCGGCCGCCGGGCCATACGACTCCATCAGCGCTTTGATGCGCTCGCCGCGATCCTCCAGATCCCAGTGATCCGAGGCCTGCCGGTGATCGAACAGCAGCTTGCCGTCCGACCGGCCCGCCTTGTCAAGCTTCTTGGCGTAGTCGTGAGTGCCCTCCGCGACCGACTGCTCACCGGCCGCGTACATCGTCGACGTTTCCAGCATCCAGCCGGACGCCACCTTGCGTTTGAGCAAGTTACGCACCATCGTCTGGTGCATCTTCCCGAGCTTGAACTTCCCGGCGGCCGGCGGCGTCCACAGGTGCGTCTCATCCGCAACGATGAACGTCGACTTGCCGCCGTCCTTCGACTCATTCGACGCCGTCACCGGCTCGATAAATCCGCGTGAGTCAGGCAAGTTCGTTCGCGTCAGCCCCGCATCGATCGGGCCGAACTGATCCAGCAACTCCAGCGAGCACGTATCCGGGTGCAGTATGTAGTACACCGCGTCGTACGTGTTGCCGGCCTGGCCTTCCTCCGTCGCGACGTTCAGCGCCTCGACATAAGCAAGTTGCTTGCCGACCGGCTCGCCCGCCTCGTACTCGTATCCCCAATCCGAGACCTCGCCGTCCTCGGCCCAGTGGTCGAACCGGCACTCCCCCAACGCCTCGAAGCACTCGATCATCGCCGCCAGACCCGACTTGCTGCGGCCCTTCGCGCGAGACAGGAACGCGCGCCGCACCTTCCGGCTCCCGTCGGCGTTCAGCGCATAGCATTTCAGGATGAACGCCGCGAACTCGTCGTCGAGGTCGATCTTCTGACCCTGCACGTCGCCCGGGCCATGAACCAGGAAGTGCTCTATCCACGCGATCGCATAGAAACCCAGCGACCGGAACTGGTTACTCGTCGGCGCTTTCGCCACTGTCGTCGCCTACAGCGCGCAACAACCGAGTCCGTCGGCTCTTGGTCTCCTTGGTCTGCAACCGCGCCGTCGTGCCCGACTTGGGCGGCGTATCCGGATCGCCAATCTCGATCTTCAGTCGGGCCCGATCTTCCGGTGTCGCGCCAAACTTCGCCGCCCGCAACCGCAGCTCCGCGGCCAACGACCGGTTGCCCAGCCAGAACTCGGCGTGCAGCACCGCCGTGTCCAGCAAGAATGACCAGTCAGTATCGGTGAACTTTGACGCCTGCGCACTCGTACGCCACGTCTCCCACCAGGCCAACGTCGCGGGCGGCCAATCGAAAGTGTCAGGCAACGCGTCGCCGTGCTGCTTACCGTCCGCCGTGACCACGGTCAGCTTCTCCGGGGCATTCCTCCGCCGCCGCTCGTCATCGGGTTTCGCGCCACTACCGGGCGGACGACCGCGTCCGGCCATGGCAACCTCCAGAGTGGTTCAAAAGTCCCCAGATTCCGTACACATTGCGACTCCTGACTGGGGCGGGGTCAGGTGTCCGGCTCCCTCACGATGGCGACCCACCCCCCCGGGGCTGGTGCATTTCCGCAGGTCAGGGGCTTGTGGTCGGGTTGAAGAAGTTGAGGGCGGCTGGTGGTGGTTGGCGTCGTCCGGCTGTGGCTCGGTTGCCGCCTGCCTCGCAGTCTTTGGCGAGTGCGTGTTCGGGGCCGCGGTACTTCGATCGGTCGTCGTCGTCGTGGCCGAGGTCCCATTTCTGGCCGGGCTTGATTGGTTTGGTGCAGCGCCAGCATGTGGCTCGGCCGGCGTCGACGGTGGGTTTGATCTCGGCGCGGAGGGCTTGGTGTTTCCAGCCGTAGCCTCGTGCTCCGGTCCTGCCGTTGCTTGGCATCAGCCTGAGTTGGTGCGTTTCTTGGTGAGTGTGAATTCGCCGTTTTGTCCGGTGGTGAGTTCGAGGGTGTATGCCTTGTCGCCGGTTGCGCATTCGCCGATGGCGGTGAGGAGTTGCATCATGCCGGGTTGTGCGGCGCGGGGGTTCTTGAGTGCTTCGACGAATTGGGCTGGCTGTTTCTGTTGCCATTCGCCGAGGTCGCCGTTCATCCAGGTGTTGCCGTCGACGATGATGCGCAGTGCGGGCATCAGGGTTTCCTCCGATGTTGGGCTGAACATTCGGGTTCCATCTTGGACATGGCCCGGATGAGGGCGGGTCCGTTGATGGTGGGTTTGTCGGCGTCGATGTTGACGTCGAAGAGTGGTGTGCCGCAGGTGCAGTGGACGTGTGGTTGGCGGTGGCGTTCAACGCCTGCTGCTGCGTCTGCGCGGAGCTGGGCTACTTCGGCCTTGGTGATGGACAGGTCGTAGCCGTGCTCGTCGAGCAGGTGGGTGATGGCTTCACCGGTGAGTTTGGCGATATCGAAGGACGGCAGGCCAGCGTCGTTGGCCATCTGTTTGGCCATGTCCGCTGGGATGTGCGCGTTGCGGAACATGGGCAGTGGGAGTGGGATTGGGCCTTTGTCGTCGCCGGGGTGGACCAGGGCGGGGAGGTTGTCGGCGATGAGCTGGGCTACAGCTTCATTGATCATCAGGAGCTCTGGAATCCGTCTGTGCGCTCGGCGTAGGTCACCCACGGCGGGTGGATCGCAACGTGCACGTGGTCGAAGTGTGGGTCGAGGCGGCGAGACCAGCCGATCAGGCCCCGCGCTATCCGGCGCAGCACGTGAGCAAGCTTGAGGCGCATTCGGGTTCTCCTGGGCTGTGGAGTTACTTCATGGTGACGCGGAGGTGGGCGTCGAGTCGCGGGTCCGTCTCGGACAGTGGCGGCCGGATTGGGTATCGGTCGGTGAGGTCGTCGAGTCGGCGTTGGGCGATGTAGATGCCGTCGGGTGCTCCGTCGTAGCGGGCTCGTCGTAGTTGCATGAGGGCCCAGGTGATGCGTTCGGTCAACGGCTTCTGTTGCGCGAAGGTGGGCATCAGGACACCTCCCGGGAATGCGAAACCCCGCCGTGTGAGCCCGAAATCTCTGCGGCGGGGTGGTGTTAACGCACCGGGTTTTTCGCACACTTGTGGTGCCGATTGACACGGTATCACTGTTTGCGCAGATCATCGCGAACCAACGCCGCCAACACGTCACCGATAGATCCGCCTTATGTCGGCTTCGGGTAGTCGGTGCCACCCTTCGGGCATATCTCGTCGTACCTGGTTGCGGACAGTTCGCCTACGGTCGTGTGATATGCGAACACCGCCACACGCTCCTGGTCACTGACGCGCCGGTAGTAGATCGGGATGAGACAACCGCAGTCTGGGCACGTGTCTTCATCAGGAATCATCGCGTTCTCCGTTCGCCGATAATTTCGCGTTGTGTCATTCCAGGACCCCGCTCGGTAGTTCGTAGCCGAGGACCTGGGCGAGGTGTTGGAAGTATTCGGGTGCCCATGTGTGGTGGCAGTTTTGGCAGACGCAGCCGGCGGGCCCGATTTGTAGGGCGGGTTGGCGGACGGTTTCGTTGGCGGAGTTGCGCCTGTAGACGATGGCGGTGTCGCAGGCGGGGCACGGGTTGGGGAGGGTCCAGCGTTTGACGGGGTCCAACAGGGATCGGATTTCGGTGGCCCAGGATTCGATCTCGGCGGCGATGTTCTCGACGAGGGTGGTGTCTTGTGGGCGCCAGGTGCGGCGCTCGACGGCCTGTAGGCGGATGACAGCGATCGGTGGTGTGTTGATGGAGATGTCGATCTCGGGGCGTGGTTCCCATTCCGCTGTGGCCGACTCGATTTTGCGCATGAGGTCGACGGCGTCGATGCACATCGGTGGGGAGGATTGCGGGACGCGGGTGGCGTTGCCTTGTCCGCCGGGGACCGCGTCGGCGAGTTGGTCGTAGAGGCTGTCCATCCATTCGATGCGGTTGGTGCCGTCGTCGAGTTGGCGGTGTGTGGGTTTGGGGTCGATGAGGGCTGAGATGGCGTTGGAGAGTTTGTTGCGGGCGGCGGGGAGGTTGCCGTCTTCGGTGTGTGCGGTGGTCATCGGCGCTGTCCTCCATGTTCGGAGCATTCGGTTCGGGGCCTGTAGCAGGTGGGGCATGTGGGGCTGGTGGCGATGAAAGCCACCTGTGCGCGTTGAATGTCAGCGAGGTTCACTTCCACCCCGTTCCGATCCGGTTCTCCTCGCCGGGATGGTCACCGGGGCAGAGGTTTTCGTAGTAGTCGACGCGGTTCTCTGTGTAGGTGTCGCTGTCGAACACGTAGTCGTAGTTCGAGCGCCACTTCCATCCGAGCTTGTTGGTCTCGTGCGCGGCGTCTCGTTCGTCTGGTTCTTGGCAAGCGACCTGGACTGTGGTGGACGCGTCGCAGTAGTCGCAGGACACGACGTAGGTTTTCGCTTCCCGGATGCTCATGTGGTCTCCTCGATGGGTACGGCCCAACCGCAAAATCCGCAGACGGTGAAGGCGGGTATGGGGTGGTTGCCGATCTGCTGGGCAGGAATGGTGTCGTGCGCAGTGCGGCGCATGCAGTTGGGGCAGTTGTGGGTGGTCATGAATCGCCCCTGTCCACGTAGCGCAACCATGGCGGGGTGCCGAAGTTGTCGGTGTTGGCGATGACTCGCTGCAGCCACTCCTCGGCTTCGGCGTCGAGGCGGGCAATCCGTCGCGCTTCGAGGATGTTGACCCACTTCCAGAACACGGCGACCTGTAGCCAGAAGCAGATCGGCAGCATCCACCACGGGGTGAGGTCAGCCCAGAATTCGCCAGCCATCAGAACAGTGGCCCCATGCTCTGGCCGATGAATCCGACACCGTCCCGCTCAAGATCGAACGGGCCACTACGGCGTACGTGGATGATCTGGATCGGGTTGCCCCACTTGGTGGGTCGCCCGACGTATATCGCGCCTTCGGGCATCCGCCAGCCCTTGGTGCGCTTCCGCTGGATCCGTTCAGGCATGTTGGGCCTCCAGGTGGGGTGTGCACTTGCGGGTTTCGCCGGCCTCGTCCGTGTAGGTGTTGGTTCCTCCACAGCGAGGGCAGTTCTCCCGCAGCTCTTTCAACGCGCGTTTGCGATCAAGCTCGGTCGCGGCCAGGACGCCTGCGTTGGCCTCGTCCCACTCGCGCCTTCGCTTGCACCTTCGGCACGGGCCGTCGTAGTTGTCTTCATGGTCGGGGCATTGGGGGCGGGGGCCGTTCGCGTCTACTGACGTAACCCTCCCCCCTAAATCAACCAAAGGATTAATGGGTTGGGTTGGGTTGGGTTGGGTTGGTACCAGACAAGACGCGCTACTCACGTCGTCCGTCACGCGTGACTCACGCTGTGACTCACGCGATTTAGCCTTGCGTTGTCTCGCCTTCTCCCGGGCGGCCAGGACGTGAGCCTTGGTGCACTCGGGCTTCCAGTCGTGGAACCAAAACCCCTTCTCATCACCCTTTTCTCCGACGCGCCAGAGTTCGGCATTGACGAGACGCCTTGCCAGAGTGGGGCCTTTAGGCTTCTCCTTCACCCACCAGTCGGCAACGAAACCGTCAGTCAAATAGGCCATGCAATGAGACCCCGCGAGCGTCCATAAACCGACCGCTTCCATGCCTGCTTTTCGCGCTTTTGGATGGCTGTGGAACGCGTCATCGACGGGAAACCAGGACATCTAGTCGCCCCCTTGGATGACTTGAAGCCTGCCCTTCTGGACCTGCCTTCGGGCCTCTTGTGCTCGGCCAGGGTTTGGGTCGACGTGAACGCATACGGATTTGCCTAGGTAGCCGTCGCTGTCACAGAGCGAGCATGCGCGGATGGCATCCCAGCGTTGGCGCCGAGTTTCCGCATGCCGCTCACGCCAATCATCACGGCGGCCGAACAGCCTGCCGAAGATGCCGCTGACCGATTCGGCGGGACTACCGAATAGATGAGTCAGGTCCGGCATCGGCTCAGGATCGGGCCCTGGCTCCGGTTCGGGAACCGGCTGAGGCTGATGCTTCGGCTTCGCCCGGACGACGTTATGGATCGGGTGCTCAACCTGGATGGCGCGGCGCTCCGCGTTCTCCAGATCCTCGCGTGTGTCGTAGTTCTCAATGCTGATGCCGGCGACCTCAGTCCACCAGTCCTTGGTGTCGCGATGCTTCTTGAACCGTTGAGGTGGGTTCATGGTGATGCCCACGTAGAGCAGTTGCCCTGTGGTGCTGTAGAACCGGTAGAGAACGTGACTCATACGGCGCCACCTGGCCGCTTCGAGGAGGTATTTGATCGGTGAAACTCGCTGATCAGATCGGCGAGAATTCCCGAAACGGTTTGCCACTTGACTCGTGCATCGTCGGCCTGGCGCTGCATCTTCTCGATGTCTCGAATGCCGTACCTACGTGTGGCGTAGAGGATTTCCAACTCAGTGGAAGCCCGCAGCGCCACCCGAGATGCCCAGGACGCCTCAATCAGCAGTGCGTTGCCATGTTTCTGCAACTCTGGGGCTGTCATCGGGTCGGAGGTCGCCGCCTCTACGACCCGCAGGGGCCTTCCACTATCATCCGTCATAGCCACTCCAATTCAGTGGTTAGGCCCGGGGTCACGGTGTTACCAGCACCGCCCGGGCCGTCTTCGATTATCCGTTCGATTCTACCCGAAACATGCTGGTAAACAGTGCTTCTCACGCCGGGTCCTCTCTGCTTGGGCAGTCGGATTTGCATCCTGTTTTGGGGTGGCATCCGCAGTCGGGGCATCGGCCCATCTGGATCAACTTGGCGCGCGGGAACGGCAACCAGGGCTTACCCATCGGGGTTCCTGGTGTGGTCCAGCAGATGCAGGGTTCAGGCATTGGCCAGCTCCTCCGTGGGCGGTTGCGTGAGCATCCGGGTAGCGCGTTCGGGCCGCTCGAATAGCCCGTCCATGCCGGGCGGCTCCGGCTTGGGTCGCGGTTCCCCGTCGCCGTCGTCGGGGCCGCGGAATTCGATGCAGTGGTAGCGGTCCGGGCCGTCGTCCTGTGGCATCCATTCGGTGGGGATGACTTCACCTGTCATTGCCGCCATGAGAAGTGGGCAGCCGCCTTCGTAGCCCTTCAGTTGGGTCTTGCGTTTGCCGTCGTTGTAGTCCTGCCAGGCTTTTTCGACCGGGTGGCAGCAGCGGTCGCACCAGCGGGACATCCAGTCGTAGCCCTGGTCGCCGTTGGAGAATGCGGGACCGTTCTTCGGCGACTTCTCCATCACCTCGTTGAGATGCCTCATCAGAAGCACTCTCCTGCGTGGTCGAGGAAACACTTTTGGCACACCGATGACCAATCAGGTTGGTCGGTGGCGTCTTTCGCTGGGCATGAGACGTGGGCGATGTTCTCGTCTTCGTCGAAGGTGCACAGGTCGCCGGGCTCGATGTCGTCGCCGTACGCACAGGGGCCGTGGTACTTCGCTTCAAAGCTCATCGGCTCTCCTGGTGGTAGCAGGCGAAGTCGCATTCGGGGCCGGGGCAGCGGTAGGGGCAGCCACCATCGGGCGGCTTGGGTAGGCCCGCATGGGTGTGCAGGGTGCCGTCACCGCGGATGTAGAACTCGCGGCGGCAGTAGCGGCAGATGCCGTAGGAGTCGACCATTCTGCGGCCCCGCCGGATGCTGGTCTCACGGTCGACAAGGGCGGCCGGGGTTGTGTGGCTTCCAGGGCAGGCGTTCACAGCGCACCGTCCCGCAGGATCTTGTTGGCTTCACGCCACAACGCGCGTGCTGCACGCCGTGACTGCCAGGCGTCGTGTGCGTCGTCCCATCGCATGCACAGCCAGCCGCCGCCGTAGATGACCGCGTTGATGGCGCCGCACAGGATCCAGCCGAGCGGGACGGCAACAGGTTTCGGAAGCTGACGCGTCATGACTGCACCTCGCTCCAGCCAGACACCCAACGGGTTTCGTGCTTCTCACGCCAAATCTGCTCCGTGCCGATGCGGTGATAGGCGCCGCCGTACCGGATGTCGGGCGTGAGTCCTCCGAGGGCTTTGTGGATCTCAGCGGCAACGTGGGCGGCGTGCGCCCGTGCTATCCGCTCGTCCTCGCCGCAGAAGTACGTCCGCTCCTCTGGCCAATTCCAGCCACAACCACAGCCGAGGATTCCGCCTCGCCATTCGTGCGCCACGACCACGTCGGCGATGAGCTTCCGTGCGTCACTCATCGACATCCCCCTCGGGAGTCCATGAAGCCATCCGCGCGTAGTTCATTGCCGCCACCTGGCTTGTCCGGAACGCAAGTTCCCGGTTGCCCCGGTTGACCGCCCAGCCTTGGATACGTCCGTTGGCCGCATGGACTGGTTCGACTTTGATCCGGTCACTCATCGGGATGCCTCCGCAGCGTCAGCGGGGTGAAGCGCGGTCTGCGCCCGGAGGATGTAAGCCATCGGGACCATGCCCTTGTCGTCCACGTGCTCAATGACGACCTTGAGTGCATCGACCACCTGTCGCAGCCGTTCGACCTCGGCGACCAGATTGCCGATCACCTTGGCTACTGATGAGTCGGGATATGCCTGAGTGATGCCCTTGGCTTTGGCGTATTCGATGGTGCCGAGCATCGACTTGCCTTGCTCCACAACGTCGGTCATCGTTTCCTCCACATTGATCCGGTTCGGGCTCGGCGAGCACGGTGCTCACACATGGACTCAGCGGTCATGACGCACTCCCGAAGTCGAAACCGACCTCGATCGGTTTGGTGAGCCGCGCGGTAATGAGCGGCAGGTAGTCGGCTTCACGTTCGATCGCGATGCACCGCATGTGCTCGTGGATGCAGGCTTCGGCGGTCGTACCGCTGCCCGCGAACGGATCGAGCACCAGCCCGTTGGGTGGGGTGACGAGCCGGACCAGCCAGCGCATCAGCTCGAGCGGCTTCACGGTCGGGTGCGCGACACCGTTCGCCGAAGGGCGTTCGGCGCTTGGGGCTTTCGCTTCGTAGCGGAACACCGGGAAGAACCGCGATGCGCCGCCCTGGTCGTCATACTCAGCGCCGGTGCGGGTCATTCCCCAGCCGTCACCGGCAGCAGCGCCGCGCGGCCTACCGATACGGGACTGGCTCACCCCGCTCTGTTGGTCCAGTGCTTGTGCCTGCGCCTGGTCGAGCACGACGTTGGTCGGCCAGCGTCCGGCTTCGTTCGGCGCAGATCCCTCTCGACTGCGACTGTCGCTGCCGTAGACGTTGTTTGAACGGGCACCGGCGTTTTGGACGCTGGCGTACTTCGCCGCGAGCTGGTCGTCATTCGCCTCGATGCGGCAGGCGTCGATGTTGAGTGCGCCGGTGCCGTGCTCGAGCACGTTCGCGGCCACCGTGCCGGCCAACGGTTTCCGGGCCACCACGATCGGCTCGAACGACGGCTTGAGCGCGGTACCCCAGCCCTGCCACTGCTCAGCCCTGGGGGACAGTGCGCGCACATCACGGGAGACCACATTGCGGTCCCGACCTGTGTGCATATGGCCGCCCTGCATACCGACGTCGACCGACTCAGTTCCGACCACCTCGCCGACGTACCCGGCTGACTTGTCGATGGCTTTGGCCACGTCGAGCGACTTCGGGAACCCGGAGCCGTACAGCCAGGCGATGCTGTCGCGGACCTCGAACCCGGCATCCTCCACGGCCGCGGCGAGCCGGTGCCACGTGCGAGAACCGCCGAATGCGAGCAGGTGACCGCCGGGCTTCAGTACGCGGGCTACCCGGCGCCATGTCTCCGGGTCGAACGCCACACCAGTGGCATCCCACGACTGACCCATGAACCCGCCGGCACCGTTGCCGGTCCCAATCCGGCTACGGCCATACGGGCTCGAGAGGTTCACCGAAGCTGCTCCGGTGCCACCCTTCTTGCCTGCTGTCAGGTCGTACGGCGGGTCGGTGACAACTGCGTCGACGCTGTTTGCGGGCAGCTCGGCGAGGACCTCGAGGCAGTCGCCGTGGTACAGCGTCACCTGGGCGTCTTGGTAGTACGGGTCCATTCAGCGCCTCTCTTCATGGTTCGGGCAGTGCTCGCGGTGTCCTTGTGTTGGTTCGTGAAACCCGCAGTCAGGGCAACGACCCATTCCGATCAACTCGCGGCGCGGGTACGGCAACCACATGTCAGTCATCGGTCACCGCCTGGCTGGTGAGGGCGATGAACAGTTCCCGAGCTGCGTCGAACGTGGGTAGTTCGTGGTACTTGGATGGGATGGCACCACCGGACGGGTCCGGTGGGTACAGCAGCCATGGCGAATCAGGTCCGCCGCCCCAGGTTTTGCAGATCAGCCAGCGGTCCGGGCCGCCGAACATGCGGTCGGCCATCAGTCGTTCTCCTCGTCAGGTTCAGTGATGGCCCGACATGACAGCTCCCGTTGGATGGTGTCCTTGAGCCGCATCGCGAACAGGTTGAACACGGCATCGATATCGCCGTGATCCTGATGGCAGACCACCTTGTGACAGGTGGGCCATTGATAGTTGGCGTCAGCGCGGCTAATCACGGTGGCGCGTATCGCCGAACCGATCCGGGACGGGATGCTGTTCAGTTCACTCGCGAGCCGGATCGTGAGGCACGGCCACGTCTCGTCGCACTGCTCGCACCACGACGGTTCGGCAGGCGTGAGCGCTTTCGTGTGGCGGTCCACCGCTTCGCGCCAGAGTTCGCTTGCTCGATCAGTCATCGGGGTCCTCCCATTTGGTGACGTAGCGGGTGACGATCTTCGGATCGCGCGCCCATAACGGGATTTCGTCGCCACAGCGTGTCCATTGCTCGTTGTTGATGAGATGGACCGCAAGCCCACGTTCAGCTTCTTCGGGAGTCTCGTAGGGCGTGAACTCCCGGAACCCTCCCGAGGTCACCGCGTATTCGGTTTTGAAGCCGAGTGTTTCGACTATCCGTTCGGCGAGAAACTCCCGACTGAACGGATCTCCAAGGTCGCGGTCCTGGTAGTCACGCAACACGTCCTCGATACCGTCTGCGATATCAGGCATCAGTTGTTCTCCTCGTCTTCTGGTGGCTCCCAACCGGGGCATGAGCAGCCGATGCGGTAGGTGCCGATGTAGTCGTGCTTCTCGACGCGGGCTATGCAGCGGGGCGTGTGGTCGTCGCGTGGATGGCCGCACAGTGCGCAGTCAGCCATCACGCCCCCTCCCCGAAGTCGAGCGTTGCCTCGCGCAAACGCTTCGGATGAGTCAGCGACAAGTCGAGGTAGTCGCGGTTGAGGTCGATCCCGACGTAGCGACGGCCGGTGTTCTGCGCCGCCACACCTGTCGTGCCGCTCCCGCTGAACGGATCCAGGACGGTTCCGCCTGGCTTGCATCCCGCGACGATGCAGCGTTGAGCGAGGGTGGCAGGCATGACGGCGAAGTGCGCTGCGCTGAACGGCTGCGTGTTGATAGACCAAACATCTCCAGGGTTCTTCCCCTTGACGTGTTGCGCGGTGTGCCGTTCTCCGACTGGCGCGAGGTTGGTTCCGTCCGCCTTGCCCGCCCCCCGGTCCACGCGGTGCTGCTTGTAGGCCTGCCCTGGGATAGCCGCCTCTTTGGTGTCGCGGGCCCAGTTCAGTGCGGCTTGGTGCTGAGTAATGACTGGCTCGCGAATTGGGTCCATATCGAACCAGTAGCGTCGCGACTTTGAGAACAGGAACACCTGCTCGTAGCGGCTAGCTAAACGGTCAGTAACGCTCTCGGGCATAGCGTTCGGCTTGTGCCAAATGATCGCGTTACGCAGAATCCAGCCGTCGTCCTGCAGCGCGAACGCTACACGCCACGGGATACCTAGCAAGCTCTTAGCTGGGATGCCTTCGTATCCCCTGGGGCGAGAGCGGCGGTTACCGTTTCGGGCACCCTGCCGCATGTCTGCCAGCGGGCCTACACTGCTCGGCATGGTTTCGTGTAGGCACTGCGGAGACTCGTACTCAGAGTTCGGCGACGGATACGACGGATTCTGTCCGACCTGCGCCGACAGGCTGGAGAAGGCAGGGTTCTGGACCGACGGAGATTCGGAACGTGACGATCCATCGGACTTCATCGGACCGCCAGCTCCTGCGTAACTATCACCGAGGTTGAGCCACAGTGTTCCGTCATCAGCCAGCACGCGTCGCAGCTCGGCGAACAACGCGCGCATCGTTTCGACGTACTCGACTGGTGATGCTTCCAGCCCGTACTGCCCCTCTGTGCCGTAGTCGCGCAGCCCAAAGTAGGGCGGGCTGGTGACGATGCAATCAGCCGAACCGTCCTCGAGTCGGGTAGCGACGTCGAGGCAGTCCCCGTGGTAGAGGGTGACCTGGTCGTCTTGGTAGTACGGCCTCATCTAGTCCTCCTCTCGGTTTGGGCAGCCGTCACGATGGCCTTGTGTGGGCGGGTGGCATCCGCAGTCGGGGCATCGGCCCATCTGGATCAACTTGGCGCGCGGGAACGGCAACCAGGGCTTACCCATCCGAAGCCTCCGGTTGTGGGTTCCACGTCGTGTCCGGGTGGAATTCGTCCATGCCGGACGGTGCGTAATGCCCACATGGGGCGGGCTGGCCGGGTTGGTAGTCGTCGACTGTTCCGGCGGTGAAACAGCAATGTCCGGCGTGGAGGTTGATGAATTTCCAGCACTGGCATGGTTCAGCCACGGTCGGCCTCCGGGTTGTAGACCACGCGCATCGGCCTGCCGTCGGCGAGTTCGTGAGAACTCAGCGGAGACCGGCCAGCGTGGGTCCAGCCGCCTGGCATGTGAGAGTCGCCGTGCCGACTGGTGCGCGGGATGCCGGCGGCGTCGACGACCACGGTGTTGAGCGGCAGTGCGTCGAGCTGTTCGACGGTCTCGATCACCGGATGCAACTCGGCGTGTAGGTCTCGCGCCAGTTTCTGCTCGACATCTCGTCCGAGGTGTCGCCCAACGTCTCGAAGTGATTCGCGCAGGATCTCGGCGATGCGGTCGGTGTTGCTCATCGGGCGCTCTCTTTCAGGATCTGGTCGGCTTCGCGCCACATGGCCCGTGCTGCGCGTCGTGATTCGATGGCGTCGGTGAGGTCGTCCCATCGCATGAGTGCCCAGCCGGCGCTGTAGATGAAGGCGTTGAGGGCGCCGAACAGGATCCAGCCGAGCGGCACGGCAACAGGTTTCGGAAGCTGACGCGTCATGACTGGACCTCGCTCCAGCCAGACACCCAGCGGGTTTCGATGCCAGTGAGTCGGCCCGATCCCGGCTCATCGACACCGGGAGGGAAAACCACGTACGAGCGCATGGCAATCTCGGCGTTCACCAGCGTTCCGTGGATCGTCCCGCCGCCGGACTCGTGTCGAGCGATGTACTCGGGCTTGAGTGCTCCGAGGGCTTTGTCGATCTCAGCGGCCACGTGCTCGGAGTGCGCCTTGCTGATGCGGTCCTCTTCGCCACAGAAGTACGTGCGTTCTTCAGGCCAGTTCCATCCGCAACGACAACCGAGACATTCGCCTCGCCATTCATGGGCGTAGTGCGCGTCGGCGATGAGCTTCTGGGCGTCACTCATCGGACACCGCGCTCGTAGTCGCGTACCTGGCGCTCAGCGTTGTCGGCGGCCTGGCATTCCGCATTGAGTGCTACCCGCAGGCGTTCGACCTCGGCGACCAGCTCGGGCACGAGAGTGCGCGCCTGAGCGATGAACTCACCATCGGCGCGGTGATTGATCTCACCCAGGATCGGATGCCACAAGCAGCCATTCGGGGTGTGCACAACGTCGGGGTGTGTGCGGTTGCCCATCTTCCACGGCGCGCGGGACACACCTTCCAGCGCGGCCTTGGCGCGCTCCACAACGTCGCTCATCGTCTTGTCCTCCACATTGATCCGGTTCGGGCTCGGCGAGCACGGTGCGCGCAACACGATTCAGCGGTCACGCCGCACCGTCCTCTTCGTCGAACAGGGGCAACTCAGCCTCGCCACCCTCCAGGCCGGTGCGGCAGCCATACGGTGAGCAGCCCGGGCGTTCCACATCGTCATCACCCGTCGACAAATCCACCTGATCCAGTGGGATGCGGTCGGGGTGAATGAAGCAGTCGGAATCCAGCATTGGAGTACGGCGGACCGCCCGATCGAGGGCAACGGCTTGCTGCCACCGTTCGGGGTTGGCTTTGATCTCCCGCCATGCGGCGTTCTTGTGCCACGGGCAGCCGATGCACGCCGATTTGACGACCTCAGTCCAACCGTGAGCAATGTTGAACCGCTCGCAGTCTTCGCGACTCATGTTCAAATCAGGGATGAGTGGATCGCCAGCTTGATCCCGCCCAATCAGCGGGAACGTGTCGAACGCGTACCCCATGCGCGACGGAGAAACTCGCTCAATCTCATCGGAAGAGAACCCCACATAAGACTGCGCCCACACACCTTCGGGCGGTGTCCCGACCATCCGACGCACACCTGTGCCGCGGCACACCGAGCAGATACCCCACGCATCCGGACACTGCCCGAGCGTCTGCACGAGCCACGGGGCATAACGCTCCCCTGCGCCGTCGCAGAACGTGCATTGACGATCACTGACGGTGCCGCCCAACTGTTCACGCAGCCAGCGGAAGATGGGAGCCAGCTTGAAGTTCGATGTGCACGCCCGGCTGGTGATCCCACCCGGCTCCCCCGTTTGCGCGTCACGGGTGTACAGCGGCAGCGACCTCGGAAAGTGATGGTCAACTGCCTCATCAAAAATGTTCCCTGCCTGAACCCGCACCAGAGTGATGCCGGCCGGCCTGAGAACCTTTTCATCCAACTCATTGAGGTGGTCGTACACCTCCTGCGGCTCCCAACCCGTGTCAGAGAAGACAGCGAAGTCAGGTTTCGGGATCACACCATCAGCAGCGAGGAGGGCAATCGTCGTGGATTGCACACCCGCGCCCATGCTCTGATACAGGAAGCGGGGTTTCGCTTCCCGGCGCATTTCCCGGCGCTCCGAACGGGTCAGCAGGTCGGGAAACAGGAGGTTGTCGGCTTCGAATCGGCTCACTGCTGTTCCTCCTGGATGTCTGCTCTGTGTCCTACGAGGGCGTGGTGTCGGCGGATGAACGCTGCAGCGCCGTCGCGGTCGGGGTATTCGGATCGGACGGGGCGGCCCAACTTGCGCGCACACTCAACGCATTCGACTGTGATCACGACGCCGCCTTGATGGCTGCCTGCCGCTCACTCCACGCTGCCATGAGTGAATCCCTGTGCGCCCCGAGGTTCAGCGTCTTGAGTTCGTCGGCAACGGCTTTCAAGTCGGCCAGGGTTTCGGTCTGTGTAATGCGGACCTGGATCGCGCTGACCTCATCCGCGGTGATAGGCGCTGGAACGTCTGGCAGCGGTTCGACCGTGTGGTTCTGGCGGCGACCGCGCTGCTTCGTCAACTTCACGGTGAGCGGCTTGTTTCCCGGCAGGTTGCTCATGTGGGAAATGCGGATCCCGCCGACCTCGTCCGACCCGAAGCGAATCGATTCGTCGCGATAGAGGGTGACGCGGCGCCCGATCCAATCATCAGATTCATCACCCCATGCGTGCATGAGAAGCCGAAGCATCGTCAGCGGTGGCCTCCACGCCCGCTCTTGGCCCTCCAGCTCGATGTCGTACTTCTGCTCAGCGGACCCGACCCGAACGCCGGAGATGGTGAACGTCTTTGCGCCACCAATGAAGTCATCCGCGTTCCACTGATCGGAGCGTGGTTCTGCCGTGATCTTCATGCGCCCATCCCAATCAGGTCGATGATCTCGATACGTTCCGTGGGGTGCAGTCCGACGATCGATTCGTCGTAGATGCGCATCATTTCGGCGGCGTTGTCCTCGAATGCGCGGACCGCCTTGACGATGGCGTCCTGCCAGCGCGGATCGGGGTAGACGCGTTTGACGTACATCGGCAGCCCGCCGGCCCATGAGATGTAGTCCAGCCACTTGCGGCCCGACACGAGCAATCCGCATTGGATTTGGGCCATGTTCTCGGCGGGCACCACACCCGCGACGATGGTCTGCACCTGCGCTTTCTGCCTTCGGCTCTTGATCTCAATCAGCCCGTCGTCACCGACCAGGCCATCCGGTGAGTAGCCGATGCGGAATCCCCAGTCGTCGCGCACCATCAGCCCAACCTCGGCGACCGGGGCGTAGTGCTCGGCGTACTTTGCGCGGGCGATCGGCTCATCGTCGATGCCTCTTTGCATGTCATCGTTGATGTAGATGGGCTCGGTGAATCCGGTGATGCGTTCGGCCACCAGTGATGCGGTGAGGTTGCGGCTGGTGTCGTTGCTGGCCGGTTCGATGACGATGGCTGAGTTCTGGGTTCGGGCGTACTCGGCGCGCTCGGGGTGCAGTGTCTTGATCGGCGCCGGGGACCGCTTGCCGATGCAGGGGTTGTCGGCCGCCGCACCGCAGGAGGGGCAGTCGTAGTCGATCGCGCCGAGCCTTCGGGTGGCAATGAGCGCATCGACGACGGAAGCTGTCACCATTCCGCGCCTCTGCTTGATCCACTCGTCGGTGCCCTGGATGAGGTTGGGCAGGATTTCGAGACTCATCGGGGTGTCCTGTTCTGTGAATGCGTTGCAGGGGCAGCGGTCTCGGCCTGTGCGCCCGTATTCGGTGTGGGTGCAGCGGGTGTCCCATGTGCCGCGGAATTTGTCCCAGGTGCGGGGGTGATAGGACCTGTTGTGCCTGCACGTGCAATCCCATGCCATGCCAGCTCCTCGTCTGAAAATTCGTAGAGCATCACGCGGCTGCCTCTTTCATCCGTCGGCGTTCACGCTCCGACTTGCCGCCGAACACGCCGAACCGGAAATCGTTGTCCAGCGCGTATTTCAAGCACTCAGTAGTGACGGGACACAGGGCGCAGACGGCTTTCGCGGGCCTGGTCGATTCACCCTTGTCGACGAAGAACATGTCCCCGTCAACCTCCGAGCAGAGTGCGTCAGCCATCCACTTTTCGCGGTCGAGAAGCTGGTTGATCGTTCCGATGAGGCTCACGCGGCCACCATCCTCAACCGCAGCTTCTGAACGGCATCCTTCGACAAGCCCAGCAGATCGCCGATCTCGGAGTCGTGTAGTTGGCCCGTCAACTGCAGCACCACTTCCCGGCGCTCGGCCCGGTTGAGCGGCATCCGCACCCGCTCTTTCACCACCCAGTCCACGGCCCGCCAGTCGATCTCGGGGTGAGCGGCGTTGCGTGCCCGGTCGGCGAGCGTTTCGGGGTCGGCGCCGTCGTGCCATGCAGCGAGGCACATCACGACCTGGGCGGCTTTCGCGGGATGGTTCTGGCACAGGTTGATCAGCTCGAAGTAGATGCGCGGATCGGTGAGCCGGTCAACGATGCTGAGAGCGTTGGCGCCGACCACATCCAGGTCGGACTCTGGGGTGAGGTCGATGCTCACAGGGCAACCCCGCGTTCTGCCGCGCGGGCCTGCGCGCCAGCGGCTTCCAGTAGCGGCCACCACTCGGCGCAGCTGACGAGCACAGAGGCGTTCACCACGTCCACCGCGTCCTCGGCGGCGAACTTGCCCGTGTCGGCGACACCCGCAACAACGCCGTACACACCAGGCACAGACGGGTTGTCAGCGATGACCTGGCACACAATGTGGCTGTAGTTCGCGACGTATGCCGCTTCGGTCGGGGACAGTTGACCGTCGGCTTTAGCGTCGGGTGCGGTGACGAGCCCGGACAAGATCGCCGCGAAGATCAGCGCTGGCGCCCACAGCCATTCGCGGAGTTTCGGTTTCGGCTGGACCTGTTCGGCTTTCTCGGCGAGCTTGCGGGTGTCATTCGGGCACCAAACGGGGTGCGGGCGTGGGGCGTTCATACTGGCACCTTTGCTGCCGAACGGCTGGTGGACTTCTTCGCGCGCGGCTTCCTCGCAGCTCTGGCGGGCCTCTCCGGTTCCCGCGCCCACTCCGGTGTCACCCAATCCATCGACACCTCATCGGGCATCCGAACCGGCATCACCAGGCCGACGAAGCTGTCACCGACCGACACTCTGATCGGCTTCGCGTGACCGAAGAAATGCATCCGCATCCTCGACGCCCGCGAGCCCTGCAACCGCGCGAACTTCGCCACCAGCTGCGGGTTGACGTCCATCGCCTTCGACGGCTCACAATCCGGCACCGACTCCAACAGCTTCAACCAACCGTGATGTGCGCCACGCTCGATCTCGCTGGGCAGGGTGAGGGTTTCGCCGCTACTGAACGAGACACGCACCTGCTTGTCGTCGGCGTCGACCGCGACCGTTGAGAAACACTGCTTCCCGGCCCCGGCGAGTTGAGTGATCGTTTTGACCTGCCGCAGCGACAAGGCAGCCAGGAACTCGCCCGGTTCGTCCAGCTCGGTCTTGGATGCGCCCAACGTGAACCGGTCCGTGGCGACGGCGACGAGCTCACCGCCCCTCGCCTCCACGTGCACCGCGTTGATGACCGGGATCATGTTGTCGCTGTGCGCGAACAGTGCCGCCTCTTTCAGGACGCGGACCAGTTCGTTTGTCTGCAGTTTGATGGTCATGCGGCCACCGCTTCGGGCCTCGGCGCGGGGAGTTCGTCGCAGAGGGCTTCCATCAGCTCGATCGCGTCATCGACCAGCGGCGAATCCAGCGACGGGGCTTCACGGAGCAGCGTGATCGCCCGCGTGAGCCTCGTGTCGGATAGAGTGGGGTGTTGCATTACCTTCTCCTTCTTTGGGTTGTGATGCTTGGCCTCGCCGGATGCACCCCGGCGAGGCCGATTTAGTTGTTAGGCGTGGATGCGAACCAGTGCGGCGTCAACCGCTTCGGTGGTGATGTCAGTGGGCGTGTCGAGTTCCATGAGGTCGCGCCACGCCTGGATTGCGTTGCGAGTGAAGTCGACTAGTGCGGCGGACTCTGCGGCGGACCATGCGGCGGACCCTGCGGCGGACCCTGCGGCGGACCCTGCGGCGGACCCTGCGGCGGACCATGCGGCGGACCGTGCGGCGGACCATGCGGCGGACCATGCGGCGGACCATGCGGCGGACCATGCGGCGGACCATGCGGCGGACCGTGCGGCATATGCCTTCCAGGCGAATTTCACTTCGCCGACCGCCGACTTGCGATGCAGCTCCGCAATGTCCCGGATCGCCTGCGCGCCACGCTCATCAGCGAACCGGACTACGCCCCACTCGGGGTTAGTCAACACCTCAGCGATCCACAGCGCATGGAGCGCATCAGAATCAGTAGCGGTGCCGACGGTCGCCCAGCCGAGATCCAGGACGATCAGGCCGTTCTCGGGCGAGAGGAACCCGTCCGGTCCGGCCAACTGGTCGTTGACCATCTGCACGATCGACGCGAGTGGCCGTGCCGAGCATTCGGGGTAGTCGGTGATGCGGGTGTCGCCGTTGATGTAGCTGATGACGTTCATGGCGCAGCCCTTGCCGGAGCCTGGTTGATGCGAGCCGCTGGCGAGGCGCAGCGGGTGGGTGATGCGATCGAGGTCGATGGACATGGTTGTTTCCTCTCGGGTGGGTTACTTACGGGTGATTCGGTAGTCGGCCAGAAGTGAGCTGGCGAAGGCGTCGATCAGGACGTCGGGGTGGCCGGTGTTGGCGCGGATGGCGGCCCCGGTCAGGTGTGCGGACAGGTCCTCGTGACCGACTGAAAGCAGTGCTGTCCGATACGCCTTTATTGCGACCCCGGCGACCATCGAAGGGGTGCAGCCGATCAATGCCGCACCGTTGTCGGCCCGATCCAGCCATTCCGCAACGGCGTCGTATGCGGCCATCACGGCGTCCCAGTCATTCGGTCGAGCACCAGCCTCGTCGGGTGGAAGAACTGGGATCGTCACGCGTTCCCCTGAACATTGAAGACCGGGGACTCGGTAGCGATAGCCTCCCGCTCAGCAGCTTCAAGCGCATCGCGGGAACTGAAATGCTGCAGTTGGATCTGGGAGACATTGCCCCACCACCACTTACGCTCCGCGTGCTTGCGGAGCCGGACTCCAGGGTTGGCGGTAATGCCCACGTAGAGCAAAGAGAAGTTCTCGTCGTAGGCGCGGTAGAGGACGTGTGCGCGGTCCGTTGTCATGCGACCGGCTCCCACGTCCTCGACCGCATCCACGCATCAATATCCTCACGGTTCAGCCGGAAATCCCTGCCCGACTTACCAATCGCATACGCCACTAGATCGCCGGACTTAACCGCAGCGCGGATCGAATCTACCGACTGCTTGGCGTATTCGGCAGCTTCCTTCTGGTTCAGCCACGGAGTTTCAATGTCACTCACCTGGGCCTCCTCGGTTTCGACTCGTACAGCGGACGTTTCGGCTTCGGCCAGTGGTCGATCTTCGGCCGAGGGAAGCTGCGGACGGTCACGCTGGCACCCATCCGCGGGGATCAACGTCGGTCGGGACGGGCCGCACGTAGAAGCAGTTGGTTCCGCCGAAACCCAACACGTAGACGGATTCGCAGTGGTACCAGGTGCCGTCAGGGCGGGGCGGGTAGTCGCAGAATCCGCCACCGTTGCCGCCGACGATCGCTGAACCGCACTGTCCCGGAGCGGCGTTGGCGTGACCCGCGTACCCGATTCCGGTACCGGCCAGGACAGCACCAGCAGCCACGGCGGCCAGGAACCGGCGGACAGTGCGGACATGGAAAGTCTGGTTGAAGATCATGATTCCTCCGGTTCTGGCCAGGTGATGCGGGATGAGCGTTCGACAACGGCTGTCGCGCCGAATGATTCGATTAGGTCGGCGCGTTTCTTCGCGGTGGAGCGGGATGCGTACACCTGGTTGGTTGTCGGCCAAACGAACTCATCGGTGCCGAGGATCTCGGTGTAGTTGCCGCGCGGTCGCCAGCCGGGCGGACGCCACCCTTCGACTGGTTCGGTCCATTTCTCGCCGCCGTAGTCGACTTCCTCATGGGAGCCCTCGGGGTAGGAGACGATGCGAACGCGGTACAGGTAATCGCCGGTGAACTTCATGCTGCATCACCCGATTCACGCACCAGGTCAATCACTTTCGCGCGGAGACCTTCAGGAAGGGCGGAGAACCGAGCCTCCAGTAGCTCATCCTTTAATCGGGACAGGATCTCTTGGTATTGATCCCAATACCGCTTCGCCAGCTCCTCTGAGGCTTGTTGCTCAATCTCAGATTCGGCCGCAGTGCCCACCTTGGGCTCAAACGATTTGGCAAGGTGACGCAGACAAGCCACCCGGTTGATTACCTCCGGTGAGCGGCTTCCGTAGCCGCGCCCGGGTCTCGCTGAATGGAGGACATCCTTGATGACAACCACGGGCTCACCGCAGGGCGTCCGACTGTTGTATCCAGACCAGCCGCAACGCAATCCGTCCCCGGGCTCCCAGGCCCGCACCAAGCGCTCACGGTCGCCATACGCGGCAGTTCGTCCGGCGCTGAACCACTCGCTCATGCGGGCTCACCGCCTCGCAGCTCACGTGGCAGCTCCAGCGTGCGGTGCTCACCGACGTACTTCGTGATCCGCTTCCACGCGTAGTCCTGACCGCGCGCCGTCAACTTTCCTGTCGCCCAGGCGTGCCCATTCTTCGCGGTCCCCTTATCGGTCCACGCCAGACCGCGCTTCATCGCGTCGGCAGTCGCGTGACCGGTGTCGGTCCGCTCACCCCGGATGAACAACCCGATGTGCCCAAGGAACCGCATCACATGCTCTTGCCGGATCTCGATGTTCTGCTTGCGGCCCCACGCCATGACCTCGCGGGCGAACTCCTGCCGATGGACCGACGAGTTCGAGCCGGTGTGCGCTTCAGCCTTCGCGACCAACGGGGCATCCCGTTCGATCGCCGCCGCCAGCATCTTGTTCTCGGCTGTCAGAGCCTCAACCTTGCGCGTCGTGATCGTGAGCGCCTGGTGGACAATCTCGTCCTCGGTCAACTCACGGCGGGTCTCAGCCTCTCGGGTCTTGATGGCGAAGTACGTCAACGCTGCGGCAACTTCAGGCTTGCGCGCATCGCTCGACATCGCGACGAGGTAGCAGGCATACCGCGACAGGTGGTAGTCATCCACGCGGCGGCTAGCGCCGCTGCCGAGCTCGACCATCTTCCCGGCGCCGGGAAATTGCTCCGCCACCACGTAGCCGGAGTTGTGGGCGGCGATCTTGGCTCGCCCGATGGCGTCGGCGAAGCGCTCCCACTTCTCATAGCCGAGTAGCGGCATCAGCTCGCGAGCCGACCAGAACTCGCGGCCCTCGGGCGTCACCCGCCTGATGTCGTCAAACGGCGACTGGTCGCCGCTGCTAATCTGTAGCTCTGACATGCGAGGTTTCCTCTCGTTGTCGGTAGCCCTCACCCCTCGCCCGGGTGGGGGCTCTTTTTGTGGGGTTAGGCGGCCTCGCTGTCGGGGCGCATGATGGCGATCTGTTCGACGTTCAGAGCGGCAGCGGCGCGGGCCAGGAGGATGTTCGACAGCCGTTTGCGGCCGGCCTCGATGTTGGCCAGGTAGGGCCGCGATATTCCGATCTGGGAAGCGAATGGGTCGGGTTTGTATCCGCGCAACTCCCGGAGTGTCCGAAGTGTTGCCCCGATCCGCGCCCACTCTGGGTCAATTGTTCCGGCGTTGTCCTTGGGCATGAATCGGACAGTAGCGGAACACTGGGGAACACGTCAAGCAGAACGCCGGAAACAGCCGGAATAATCGCCATTTTCCGAGGTGGAGCCGTCTTACATCCGCGTAGTTACGCCGCTGTTTTCCCAGGTTATCCGTAGTTGGGAACGAAAACATCCGCTTGATGTTCCCAAAAGTTCCCATCACACTTAGCGGCATGGAACCTCGGAGCTTGACTGAAGTGGGCGCACTCGTCCGCGAGCGGCGCGTGGCGCTCAACCTGACACCCGGTCAGCTCATCGACAGAGCTGACATAGATGCCAAGACCCTGCAGAAGCTGGAATCCGGCGAACGATGGCCGCAAGAGAAGACGCGCCGAAAGATCGAACCGGTGCTCAAGTGGAAGCCGGGCGGAATCGACACGCTAAGAGAGGGCGGGGAACCCGAAGAGGTCACGAGCGCCAGCCTGGGTCGCGGATTAGCCGGCCTCATTCCAGACATTCCGCAGACGCCGAACGACGCGCACTTCGCGCGCGCGGAGCGGCTGCTGAGCAGATCGCACGAGTCCGCCCGGCAGAAGGACTATCTGGGTGCCATCACCGGACTGGAGGGTGTCCAGTCCACCGTCGAATTACTCATCGGGCGTCTTGAGAGCGCCGCAACAGAGGAGGATGTAAATGCCCTGGAAACTTCGTCGGAATCGGCAACATCGCCGGAAGTCGACCAAGACGAGGAGGTAGTCAGGAGGCGATCAGGCGCCGAGTCGCCGCCGCAACCGCGGCGACGAGACGCATCCCAGATTCAGGACCGGATTCCGCGCCCGACGAAGACTGGTCAACGTGGCCAAGACCCGCCGGGCTTCCCTCGCTGACCATGCCGACGGCGGCAACGCATCCATTTCCGCGTGGATCAGATCCAGTGCGGCCCTTAGATCGTCGTCCATTTCGGTCCCCTCTTGGTTACTGCGCAACTGCTGTGAGAGGAGGGTAGATGGTTGCCCCGACAAACTTTTGACGACCTAGCAAATTACAGAACTGTAGTTTGACCTGCGATAACGGTCTGGTAACACAAGATCAGCGATCGTATACCACCGGCGAACAACCCCTAGTTAGCGATGGTCGTAGTTGTTCCGTTACCTGCAAACCCGGTCCGTCGATGACAGGTATTGCCCAGGCCAATGCCGGCGAACTCGGCAAAAATGGTGACGCCACCGGCCAATGGCACAGTTTGCGGACTGGCTCGTACCCTCAGCTCATCAACTCGGCGAGGCTGCCCATCGCTTCAAGATGTCGGGCCTGGTCGGCGTGGGCATAGATGCGTTGCGCGTCGACGGTGGCGTGCCCCACGAGCTCCATGCGTGTCTGCTCATCCACACCAGCGGCCCGCAGCAGTGACGCCGTGGTGTGGCGTGCCACGTGCAGCGGAATCGTGTCGCCCTCCTCGGTTACGCCAGCGTCCACGAGAAGTGACTGCCACGCCCGGTGATCGGCGCGCGGGTGGATCGGTCGGCCGTCTGGGTGATGCCACACCAGGCCGTGCGGATTGTGGCCCTGGTTCTCGTGCAGTTGGCGGAACTTGGCCAGCAGGGGCGGGATGATCGGCACGACACGGCCGCCGGCCTCCGTCTTGGGTCGGGTGAATATCAGCGACAGGTGGCACGGCTCCCATTCGTAGTCGGCGGGCAGGTCCCAGCGGCGTTGCGGGCAAGCCGCGGCGCGATGCTTCCCGCACGGCCACCCCTTCTTCCCCTTCTCGCCGCAGCCGTGCGTCTGGGTGATCGACTGCAACTGCCACGAGATGTCCATGACGCCGGTGTCGAGGTCGATGTAGTCCCACCGCAAACCCAGTGTTTCGCCTTGGCGGGCGCCGGTCAGGAACGCGGCAGCCCACCGGGTGGCTTCAGCTTCCTCGCGGGTTTCGTACGCGGTGGAGATGATGCGTTTGGCCAGGTCGACCGACAGACTCGTCCGTCGGACCTTGGCGTACTTCGGTGGGTCGATCATGTCGGCCGGGTTGCGGGTCAGCGCACCCTCCCGCACGGCGTCCTTGAGCGATTTCTTGAGGATCACGTGGGCTTTGACTGCGGCGCGGCGCTTGCCGATCTTGTTGTGCATGGCGCGGATGTGGGCCGGTGTGAGTTTGTCGAGGCGTTTCGATCCGATCGCGGGCACGATGTGCAACCGGATGATGCCCTCGTAGTCGCGTCGGGTGGTGGGGCGGATCTTGTCAGGGTGCACCTCGGTGATCCACCGTTCAAGCCACTTCTCAACGGTTGTGGAACTGGTGTAGGCGATGCGACCCTCGTCGACGTCGGCGCGCAGTTTCTTCAGCTTGTCGGCGGCTGCCGCGAAGCTGCGTGAGGAGACTTGTTTGCGTCGTCGGGTGCCGTCGGGTCCGGGTGGGAGTTCGACGCGGCCGACCCACATGCCGTCGGCCCGTTGGAACAGTCCGCCGTCTCCGCGTGTGCGGCGTACCTCTTTACCGTGTGCGTCGAGTTTCGCCACTAGCAAACCTCCGTCCCACTGTACCCATACTAGTCACCCTACATAGGGTGACTAGGTCTGCATAGGTAGGCTTTTGCAATGCTATGACCAGCTACTTTAGGAACAGATCTGGCTACGATTCTACCCTTCCCGCGGTCTTTTAATCCGCAGGTCGTAGGTTCGAGCCCTACTGGGGGCACCAGAGCGCCGCCGCACGGCGGGTCACGGTGTGGTTCACAGGTGATGCGTGGCTCAACCCACGAGCACCACGGGCCACTCCCGTTTATCGTTGTGGCCGGGGATCAGTTGGAACGAAGGAGTCACCGATGTTGTCCCGGCGCCCGCACACTCGAGTCGTGGCCACCGCGGTCGGCGCGGCCATGCTGGCTGCAAGCGCCGCTTTCGGGGTCGCACCTGCCCACGCGGACGCTCAGGACGACCAGTTCTACGGCATCGTCAAAGAGCTGAACATCCCGACCAACTCGGCCGAGGAGGCCGGCCAGGTCGGTCGCGGGGTCTGCGATGCGCTCACGAAAGGCAAGATCGAGCCTGCCCGCACGGTGCGGGGTGTGATCAGCCAGTTGATGAACCAGGCAGGCATCGACAAGCACCAAGCGGCGAACCTGGTCAAGGGGGCGGTCAAGGTCTACTGCCCGCAGAACGCCCCGTTCGTCGGACGCTGA